AAAAAAGGAGAATAAACATGGAATTGAAAGGTAAAGCATATCTCCGTAGGAAGTTAGACGGATATCGCACTGGAGTTCAAACGCGATATAAGTACTATTCTATGGAAAAATTTGATAATACAGACGGAATTACTATTCCTGCTCAAATTAGGGATAAGTATAAGGCTGTACTAGGATGGGCAACAAAAGCTGTAGACAGCTTAGCCGACAGATTGATTTTCAGGGAATTTGCGAACGATAATTTTAACATAAACGACATCTTCCAGTATAACAATCCAGATATCTTCTTCGATTCAGCGATTTTATCCGCATTAATTGGTTCATGTTGCTTTATATACGTTTCTAAGGACGAAGAGGGAATGCCTAGATTACAAGTGATTGAGGCAAGCAATGCAACAGGTATTATAGATCCAATTACTAATTTATTAACGGAAGGATACGCTGTACTCAAACGAGATGATTATGATAAACCGTTGCTAGAAGCATATTTCACTCCAAACGAGACGATATTTTATCCAAAAGGAGAAGAGCCGTACTCAATCGAAAATCCAACAGGAATTCCATTATTAGTGCCTATTATCCATAGACCTGATGCAAGTAGACCGTTTGGACGCTCGCGCATTACTAAATCTGGAATTTCTTATCAAAAAACAGCTCAGAGAACAATTGAGCGTTCAGAGATTACTGCTGAATTTTACTCATTCCCTCAAAAATATGCTCTAGGGGTTAGCCAAGACGCAGAATCGGTGGAAAGCCTAAAAGCAACTATTTCAAGCTTTATTATGTTCACAAAGGATGATGATGGTGATAAACCGTCTGTTGGGCAGTTTACTACTGCAAGTATGACTCCGTTCGTTGAGCAATTAAAAATGGCTGCTTCTGGATTTGCAGGAGAAACGGGATTAACTATGGATGACTTAGGGTTTTCTTCTGATAATCCATCTAGTGTTGAGGCCATTAAAGCAAGTCATGAGAACTTAAGGCTAGCTGGGAAGGCTGCACATCGCTCTATTGGGTCTGGTTTGCTAAATGTAGCTTATGTAGCGGTTTGCTTGCGTGATGATTTCAGATATATGCGTAAGGAATTTATGAAAGCGGAAGTTAAATGGGAACCATTATTTGAAGCAGACGCATCCACATTAACTATGCTTGGTGACGGCGCAATTAAAGTAAATCAGGTACTACCAGGATATATCACAGCAGAAACAATTCGCGATTTGACTGGTATCAAAGGAAATATGGAAGCAAAACCAGTTCAAGACACACAAGAGCAAAAAGTGAAAGTTACTGATGACGCTTCTGACAAGCAAAAAAATAGGATTATTTCAACTTACGAAATAACTTCACTATTAAGCAATTACCAAAAAGGTGTACTTTCAAAGGAAAATGGCATATCACTGCTCGCTTCAACAGGAATGAGTGAAAAAGAAGCTGAATACATGTTGAATAATACTAAGGTTGAAGGTAAAGACAATGAATAATTATGATATTTCGTATGAATATGACATTGTACCTGAACTTCTTGAGAAAATTAAAGCAGATTTCTTTAGCAAGGCTGAAAAGAGTGCAGAATTAGAGAGGTTACTACTTCTAGCGCGAAGTGGTAAAGCTAACTTTATAGACGCTCATGAATTTTCAACTAAATTAGGGCAGATTCTTTCTGAGGCACTTCAAATTAATATTAGTGGTTCGATTCTTCCTGATGGAAAGATGCATTTTAACATTGCTAGTCGCATTTTGAATGAAACTCTAGGCACTAACCACAAGATGGTAAGTTCATACACAAAGCAGGTTCAAGAGATTTTAAATAAGGAGGCTGGAATTGGATTAAAATCCATCCAGGCACCTATAAATCAAGAAAGAATTAATGGACTAGTAAATCGATTGTCATACGAGGAAAAGTTCGAAGATGTATCATGGATTCTTAAAGAGCCTATCGTTAACTTCAACCAAAATATCGTGGATAATCATATCAAAGTAAATGCAGACTTCCATTTTAAATCTGGATTAAAACCAAAGATTGTTCGAACAACTGACGGTAATTGTTGCGCTTGGTGTAGTAAATTAGCTGGTGTTTACACGTATCCGGGTGTTAACAAAGATGTATTCAGACGGCATGATAGATGTACTTGCACATTAGACTATCATCCAGGTAACGGTAAAAAGCAAAATGTGTGGAGTAAAAAGTGGAGTGAGGAAGATGTAGCGGTTCAGTCTAGCAAAAGGATTGACGAATATAAGTTACAACAAATCAAAGATGCTTTGAGTAAAATTGATTTAAATAAAGCAACTCCGAATGATATAATTGAAATAGGAAAACAAGTTTCAAACCATTTCGATATCGTTAATCATATCGGCAATAAAGATGAACTGAAATCGATTTTTTCAAATTTTAGAGAGATGGGCGGTTCAGTTTCTAACGACTCTTGGGCGAAAGGTTCTTCAAAAGTCGTTAAAGATGGGTTAGAGGAAGCTTTTTCATATTATCCAAAAGAATGGTCGAAAATTCCCGAAAAGCATAATAAAAAAATATTATCAAGAAAAACCGAACGAGGCTTTTTTCATCCAAGCGCGCTTAATTCAAAAGGAAATGCGTATGACAAAAAATATCCTGATTATAAAGATGGATATTTAACCCTAGCCACAGACGGAATAAGAAAAACTGTTCCATATCATGAAATTGGACATTTGATTGAATGGTCAAACCCTAATGTATTACGAATTGAAAAAGAATGGGTTGATAGCCGTACTGTTGGAGAGAATCCTATCAGTTTAAAAAAGATTTTCCCAAATATTAAGTATAGAGTAACAGAAGTAACAAAAAAAGATAATTTTATTTCTCCTTATATCGGAAAGGAATATCCCGACTTCACGGAAGTATTAAGCATGGGATTGCAAGGATTATTTGAACCTTCGGAAAAGTTTCTTCAGTCAATCGATTTTGCAACAAATGAGAGGGTATTAAAAACAATAAAAGATGATTTAGATTTTTTACATTTGACAGTAGGCTTGATATTGAAAGGATAGAAATATGTATAACAATGTGTATGATCGTTTAAAATATTTTTCAGAGGAACTTGTGAAACGCTATGAAAAACAATTCAACGTTTCTTTAGAAGATGCTATTTTTTTTAATCCTGTTAACATAGACCAATACCCAGAAGAAATAGAAGAAGCTATTGAACGACTAGAAAATTCTTTAAAAACAGGAATTCCATTAAATGAAGATGATATCCAACGTTATAGTCCGGATGTTATTTATTAAAACTGATAACTCTTTGTTTTTAGAAAGAGTTAAAGAGATTTTAAACAAAGGAATGAGTGAATGGCTAGAAAGAAATATGGTAATCAGCTTCCTACACAATCAGTCATCCTACCTTACGTTAAGAAAAGGTCTCTCAGTAAGGAAGCTATAGAAATTTATGAGAAAACAGGATTAAGCAGCTATATCTGGCAAAAGAAATTGCTAGAGGCTATGATGGCTGTTGATAAAAAAGGACTATGGGTCCATCAGAAGTTCGGATATTCCATTCCACGACGGAACGGAAAATCCGAACTTCTTTATATGCTTGAACTTTGGGGGTTACACCAAGGTTTGAATATATTACACACAGCTCATCGAATTAGTACCTCACACTCTTCATTCGAGAAGGTTAAGCGGTATTTAGAGAAGATGGGATATGTGGACGGAGAAGATTTCACATCAATCCGCGCTAAAGGACAAGAACGAATCGCTCTAACTAATACAGAAGGAGTGCTGCAGTTCAGGACTCGTACATCGAACGGTGGACTTGGTGAAGGATTTGACATCATGATCATAGACGAAGCTCAAGAATACACGACAGAGCAGGAGTCAGCGTTGAAATATACGGTTACTGACAGTGATAATCCAATTACTGTTATGTGCGGAACTCCTCCAACTCCAGTTTCAAGCGGAACGGTATTCAGCAAATTCCGTGAAACATGTCTATTTGGCCGTGGTAAGTATTCCGGATGGGCAGAGTGGTCTGTATCTACTGAAAAAGAGATATCAGACATTGAAGCTTGGTACAATTCCAATCCTTCAATGGGATATCACTTAGACGAACGGAAGATTGAAGCCGAACTCGGTGACGATAAGTTGGACCATAATATCCAACGTCTTGGTTTTTGGCCTACATATAACCAAAAATCAGCAATCTCAGAAGCTGAGTGGGAGGCTCTTAGGCTTGATGAAGTACCTAAGTTTAAAGGCCCTATGTTCGTTGGAATTAAGTACGGGCAAGATGGTACTAACGTAGCCTTAAGTATTGCTATTAGGACAGATTTTGATGATATCTTCGTTGAAACTGTCGATTGTCAATCTGTTCGAAATGGTAATGGATGGATAGTTGATTTCTTAAGGAAAGCTAAACCGTCTCAAATCGCTATAGATGGTGCTAGTGGACAGAAAGTTCTTGATGATGAATTGAGAGAGTTCCGAATAAGGAATGTAGTGCTGCCTACTGTTAAAGAAATCATCGTAGCAAACGCTATGTTTGAGCAAGGCGTGTATCAGAAGACCATTTGTCACTCAGGGCAACCATCACTATCTAAGGTTGTAACTAACTGTGACAAACGGAATATTGGTTCAAATGGTGGATTTGGATATCGTTCACACTTCGATGATGTAGATATCAGTCTTATGGATAGCGCATTGTTAGCTCATTGGCTTTGTGCAACATCTAAGCCAAAGAAAAAACAAAAAATCAGTTATTAAACTAAAGGTCACTGCTTATGTAGTGGCTTTTTTTAATAAAAAAATTACTGTACGCGCAGGTTAACGCGGAGAAAGGAGGCAGTAACATGCCTGAATTTAAAACGATTGAAACACAAGAAGAACTAGACCGAATCATTGGTGAACGACTCGCTCGTCAGAAAGAGAAGTATGCCGGATTAGAGAAACTAGAATCTCGTGTGAAGGAATTGGAAACAACGAACGCTGAGTTACTAGCAACAATCGACAGCAACAGCAAACTACTAGCTGAGAAAGACGAGTTTATTATCGCTAAAGAGTCTGAACTAGCAGAAGTTAACCAAGTTGTTGAGAAGTTCAAAGGAACACAGCTTCGTACTCAAATTGCATTGCGCAACGGTCTTCCGTATGAGTTGGTAGACAGATTACAAGGTAGCGACGAAGAGAGCTTGCAAGCCGATGCGGAACGTTTATCTGCATTTATCAAACCAAAACCAGTCGCTCCATTAAAAGATGTCGAACCAGTCGTAGGCGATGGTAGAACAACAGCAATGCGACAAATGTTACAAGAATTAAATCAATAATCAAAAAGAAAAGAGGAAAATATATGCCAACATTACAAGCAGGAACATTTTTTAAACCAGAATTAATTAAAGATCTATTTTCTAAAGTACAAGGTAAATCAGTATTAGCATCTTTATCTCAACAAACACCAATTCCATTTAACGGAACAGAGCAAATGATTTTCAATTTGGAAGGTAACGCTCAGATCGTTGGAGAAGGCAAAAAGAAAGAAGCAGGAGAAGCTAAACTTGAATCTGTAATCATCAAGCCTTTGAAATTCGTTTATCAAGCTCGTATTACAGACGAATTCTTACGTGCTTCTGAAGAAAAACAACTTGATTTCTTAGAAGCATTTACAGACGGATTTGCTAAGAAAATTGCTCAAGCATTCGATATTGCAGCAATTCACGGATTAGAACCTAAAACAATGACAGACGCAACTTTCCGCGACACAAACTCATTCGATGGATTAGTTAAAAGCAATGTAGTTACTTACGCTGAAGGAACTTTCGACGACAACATCGACGCTGCAGTTCAAACAGTAGTAGCTAACGGAAGTGACGTTACAGGTATTGCTTTATCTCCAACAGGTGGACAAGCATTAGCTAAAATCAAAGTTAACGGTGTTACTTCATACCCTGAATTCAACTTTGGTCAAAATCCTAAATCATTCTA